CTACTATTGATCGACAGTTGTATTTGGAAAGGTTAGGGAGGTTTGCGAATGCATCCTGAAGCGATGAGATGGGTGGCTGATCATGTTGCCGGCAACAAGTTCGGTCGGGTGATCGAGTTGGGTTCTCGGGATGTGAATGGCAGTGTGCGTGCTCTGTTCCCGGTGGCCGAGTTTGTTGGTGTCGATATTGAACCGGGTGACGGTGTTGATGTGGTGTGTGATGCTGCCGATTATGTGGCTGATGTGCCGGCTGAGTGTGTGGTGTCAACGGAGATGTTGGAGCATTCACCGCGAGCTCGGGAAACTGTTTTGGCTGCGTTTGACATGCTTGTGCCGGGCGGGATGTTGGTGGTGACTGCTGCTGCTCCGGGTCGGGCTCCGCATTCGGCTGTTGATGGCAGGAGTTTGCGTCCGGGCGAGTTCTATCAGAATGTGAGCTCTGACGATTTGTTGGGTTGGTTGTTGGAGGCCGGGTTTGAGCGGTGTGTGGTGGATCAGCAGCGTGCTCCGGCTGATGTGCGTTGCGTGGCGTACCGTCCCTAATAAACAAATCTGAAGTTTTTCCAGAAATGTGTTGCAGTTTCCATTTTTTTATGTCTTTAATACAGACATGACAAACACCACTGCAACCAAAACCCAGCAACGCAAGTTCGGCTATGCAGCCGACCCGATGACGCTTGACGGCTCATTCTGCAAGTACGCCAAGCCAGCCGAAGGCCGGCCATGCTCACCAGATCATGTCTGGGCTGATTGGATTTACAACGGTCACCGCAACCAATGGGTTGTGCGACTCAACGCCGGCTGGCTCGAGGATCAGGTCACAGAGACAACCACAAAGGCAGCTGCAGTGCTCGTATGGAACTTCTACTGCGACCTTGTTGACGAGTACCACTCAAACTGATCTGTTTCTTCCCCACAGATGCACCCTCTCGGCTACGGTCGGGAGGGTGTTTCGCATATTCGGCTGTCTCTGATGTAGGCTCTGCGAAGAGCACAGCGAGGGAACGGCATGGCACATCTCACCGATCGGCTCGTCACCGAAGACGATCTGAAAGAAATCTTAGGTATCAGCGACACGGTTGATGACAACCGTTTGGCGCTCGCAGCTGACGCTGCAACACAAATCGTGCAAACATATTGTGACCGTCATTTTGTTCAGCAGGCTGCAGCGACCGCACGAACATTCACTGCTCTGTCACCGTGGATGCTTGAGGTCGACGATATTTCAACCATCACCGGGTTGATCATCAAAACCGATGAGGATGGCGACGGAGTATTTGAAACGACGTGGGCGAGTTCGGATTATCAGCTGGAACCGTTGAACGGCAAGTTCGGTGGCCAGCAGTGGCCGTACACGAAGATTCGAGCGATTGATGCTCGTGAATGGCCGTTGGAATATGGGCAAGCAGTAGTTGAGGTTACTGCTCGTTGGGGATGGGCGAATCCGTCTGCTGATGCTTTATATATTCCGCAGCCGGTAACGCAGGCAGCCCAAATTCAGGCTGTATCTATTTTCAAGTCTGTTGATGCTCCGCTCGGTATCGCTGGGTTCGGTGACATCGGAATCATGAGGCTACGGCAAGCAATCCATCCGGTTGCTGCTGCTCTGCTCGCACCGTACAGACGTGAATCGGTGATGGTCGGCTGATGGCTGCAACCCTGCAACAGCAGGCTGACGGGCTGCAAACAGCGCTCGCTACGATCGACGGTTTACGGGTGTTTGATCATGTTCCGGACAGTTGGGCGACCCCATGTTCGTTCGTTGTCCCAGATACCGTCGAGTATTGGAATGCGTTTGCTGGTGGTGATGCTGTTCATAACTGGACTGCGACTGTTGTTGTTGGCCGGCAGTCGGATCGGAGCTCTCAACGGCAACTGTTTGAGTACATGTCGTATTCGGGTGCGAAGTCTGTTCGAGCTGCGATCGAAGCGGATCGGACGTTGGGTGGTGTTGTGCAGTCGCTACTTGTTGATCGTGCTGATAATGTTCGGATGGTTTCACAAGGCGATCAGGCATATCTTGCTGTCGATTTTGTGGTTAGGATTCACGCATAGGAGTCGTTATGGGCAAGTTTCGGATAATCTCTAATCACAAGGTGTGTGGCTACGCTCCGGGCGAGATCGTGGAAGATAACGATCTGGTCGGTGCGGATGTGGCACACTTAGTGGATGCCGGACATATCGCTCCGGTGCGTGCCGGGAAGCGCAGCGAACCGGTGGAAGATATTGATCTCGAAAATGAGGAGCAGTAATGGCAAAGCTGGTATTGACTAACCCGGCGATCACAGTTGGCGGAGTTGATCTTGCTGATCACATTGCCAGCGTGTCGCTCAATCTTTCATACGCTGACGTAGCGACAACAGCGTTTGGTTCTACGGCAGTGACTCGTGTTGCTGGTTTGGGTGATCACAGCGTGTCGCTTGATTTCCATGAGGATTTTGCGTCCGGTGAGGTGAATGCGACGATTGCTCCGCTGGTGTCTGGCACAACCGAAATTGTTGTGAAGCCAGTTGACGAAACAACATCGGCAACGAACCCAGAGTGGACGTTCACGGTGCTCGTCACCGAATGGCCGTTGCTGGATGCGTCCGTTGGCGATCTTGCATCTGCAAGCGTGTCATGGCCGGTGTCTGGCGACATCACCACAGCGACCAGCTGACCCAAATTTAATTAGGAGGCAAACCCATGTTGGGATTACGGTTACGAGTTGTTACGGATGATGGCGAGCTCGGTGAGTTCGCTGTCACTCCGAAAGTGCAAGTCGAGTTTGAACGGCATTTCAAGATTGGTGTCGGTAAAGCGTTCCAGCAGGAACAGCGTGTCGAGCATATGTATTGGTTGGCGTGGAAGGCAGTTCATGCTGCTGGGCATGCAGTGAAACCGTTTGATTCTTGGCTGGATGAGATCGTTGATGTTCAGATGGCTGAGGATGTCAATGTCCCTTTAGACGGAACAGCCTGACTTATACGATTGCGACGGTCGCTGTTCGAACAGGGATTCCTCCGCAGTTTTTGTGGGAGGATGGACTCATGTTGGAAGCGATCATCAAAGTGTTGAACGATCAGGATAAAGAGTACGAGAAATCTGCTGCGAAGAATCGGAGCCGATGATGGCGAAGGCTGTTCGTATCACCGGTCACAAAGAGGCTCGGAAACGTATTCGTGGCATTCTTGACGAAATGGATCAGCAGGCTGCTCGTGGTGAGCTGAAGAACATGAACCAAGAGGCTGCGCAGATTGTTGCTGATCGTGCTGTTGGTTTGGTTCCGGTTCAGACTGGCACGTTGCGTGACACGATTCGAGCTGCTGGTGCGCAGAAGTCTGGTCGTGTTCGTGCCGGATTTAAGCGTGTTCCGTATGCCGGGCCGATCCATTTTGGTTGGGCTGCACGCAATATTGATCCGAACCCGTTTTTGTATGATGCGTTGGATCAGCGCCGGCGTGAGGTGTTGCAGCACTATGATCAGCAGTTGGAGGCATTGATCAAGAAATACGATTTGGATTGACATGGCTGGTCGCTCAGTAATCAACGTTCTCGTTAACGCAGACACGAAGGACTTCACCACCGGGATGGATAAGGCTGGTCGTAAGATCGGCGGGTTTGTTGGTGGTGGACTCAAGAATTTGGCGAAGTTGGGTGCTGCGTTTGGTGCTGTTGGTGCTGTTGCTGCGGGTGCTTTTGCGAAGTCTGCTCTGAGCGCTGCTGAGGATATGGCGACTGCGAATGATCGCATCAAGCAGATCAACGAGTCGATGGGTTTGTTCGGGGACGAATCTGCGAAGGTTTCTGGCCGGCTGATTGGGCTCGCTAACGATATGGCGTTGCTGACTGGTGTCAGCCAGAACGAAATCAAAGAATCTCAGGCGTTGCTGCTGACGTTCGGTGATATTGCCAAGACTGCTGACGAGGTTGGTGGGGCATTTGATCGGGCGACGCAGCTCACCGTGGATATGGCTGCTGCCGGTTTCGGTTCCGCTACCGATAACGCTAAGCAGTTGGGTAAGGCGTTGAACGATCCGATCAC